AGGCGGTAGTTGCCGGACTGCTCGATGGTCTTCAGCGGGGGGCGGTCGTTTGCGGGTTGGGTCATGTTGGTATTAGGCGAAGGTGATGGGGGCAGGGGCGTCGCTCGGCGCCTTGTTCAGGTCGAGCGTTTGGATCTCCTGGGAATAGCCGGGCCAGTCGTTCGACGCGAGGCAAGCCTTGTAGGTCTCGACGGCCTTGATGAAGTCGCTGTAGCCGTAGGCCATCAGGTCGGGGCCTAGCTCGTAGACGGCGGTCTGGAGGGTTTCCTTCTCGACGCAGATGAAGCGGAAGCCTTGGACGTGCTCCTTGAAGCCCGCGGTATAGGCGGCCTTGTAGAAGTTAGCCTGGAGGTTGTAGCGGTAGGCGCGGACGGCCTTGAGGAAGCCCGCGGGGGACGCGTCCTCGCACGTCTTGAGGTCGTAGAGGTAGCCGTCTTCGCCGACGGCGTCGATGGCGGCCTTGATGTTGGCGTCCATGAAGGTCGTCATGAACATGAATTCGGTCGCCTTGAACTTGAAGCCGTGCCGGTCAATGCAGCCGAGGGCGGCGGCGGCGATCTTGAGAGATTCGTCCGCCTCGTCGGCGCTCAGGACGGTCGTCCCGGGCTGGAGGGCGGCGCTAAATGCCTCGAAGGCCTGCTTGCCGTCCTTCGTGCGGCGGTCGACGACCGGGGCGATGGCGAAGGCGGTCTCGGCCTTCGGCTTGTCCAGGACGAGGGCGTGGACGTAGGAGCCGACGCGGAGGGCCTTGGTCGCCTCGCGGTCGCGATTCATGTACTGGATGTAGTGGGCCGGGGACTTGAGCAGTTCCTTCGAGCCCGAGTAGTTGAGCGCCTCGATGCCGTCGTAAAGGACGCGGGCGGGGATGATGTGGGGGGGGATGTGTTGCATGGTGTTTGTGGGAAAGGTTATTTGAGCAGGGCCATAATCTGGTCGGCCTTGTCGGGGCGACGGCGCTTGACGGCGGCGAGGCACATGGACGACCCGGGCTTGAAGTTAGAACAGGCGTAGGGGCGGTTCGGGTAGATGTTGCAGCGCCCTTCCTTGGAGAGGTTCGGGCAGATGCAGGGGATTTCGGCGACCGTGATGCCGTCGGCCTCAAAGACCTCGGCGCGGACGGAGTAGAACTCGCGGGTCACGGGGTTCGACGGGATGCCGAACAGGAGGGACTCGCAACAAGCCCCGGCGCATAGGTCGCAAGCGTTCAAAGGGCGTCGTCCTCCGCGGTGCTGTCCTCGAGGGCGAAGGTGACGGCCTTCGCGTGTTGCAGGGCCTCCTCGGCGAGGCGCTCGCATTCCTCGAGCTGATTACGGAGGCAACGCAAGGACACGACCGCGGCGTGGGCCCGGTCGTAGTAGGCCTTCACGTCGTAGGCCTCCGCGAGGGTGTCGGGGTTCAGGCGGTCAATCTCCTCGCGGGCAAGGTCGGCGCATTGGCTGACCCGGGTGTAGTCGCTGATCGTGTCGGCCCGGGCGGCGCGGTCGGACAACTTGCCCAGGGCGTCGGCGGACTGCATCAGTAGCCCGCGGATGTAGTCGTGGTTCGTCATGTCAGAAGGTTACCTCGGTGATGGTCTTCCCGTCGGTGAAGAAGAAGCGCACGTTAGACCGGGCGAGGCTCGGGAGGGTGTTGCGCTTCCAGTCGGCGAGGTTCGCGTCGAAGACCTTGCGGGACTTGGCGAAGACCTCGGCGTATGGGATGCCGTCCAGGATGAGCAGCAGGACGAAGGGGTAGCCGGCGGAGGCGGCGGCCTTGACGACGCCCGAGGGGATGAGGATGGGCTTCTTGACGGGCTTCACGGGACGAAGGCGATGTGGCGCTCGAGGAAGCGGATGAGCTCGACAAGGAGCAGGGCGGTCAGGATGCCGGCGGAGAAGCCCAGCCAGAAGCGGTCGACGTTCACTTGGTCAGGGGGCGGGTGCCCGGTTGGGAGGAGGCCGGGGCCGAGAAGGCGGTCGGCTTGGAGGAGGAGGCGCCGTCGTCGTCGAGGTCGGTGGCGATGCCGCAAGCGGTCTGGATGGACTGGCGGCGAAGGTAGGTGATGGCGCTGCCGATCTGCTGCGGGGTCAGCCCTTCGGCCTTCACGGACAGGCGGCCCGAGGGGAAGGTCGTGCCGTCGATATGGCGGAAGGCGGTGAAGACGGTGACCTTGCCCTCCTCGCTGTCGAGGGTCTGGACGATGGCGAGGCGGTGCTTGGCGGCGACGGCCTTGACGGTCTCTAGCACCTCGGCGAGGGAAGCGTAGCGGGACTTGAACGCCGGGTTGACGCGGTCGGCGTGGACGTTGCCGACGTCGTTCAGGAAGTTGACCAGGTCGGAGTTGGGATTGTGGGGGGTGCTCATGGAAATTAGTCGGCCTTCGGCTTGTCGACGAGGGTCATCAGCTCGTCGCGGGCGATGCGCTGGAGGTCGCCGTTGATGATGGGGTTGTAGTACTCCTTGCCGTTGTAGACGGAGACCTTGAGAAGGCGGGCGAGACGATTGCCCGGGAGAATGACGTACGAGGTGCCCGGGACTTCGCGGATCGCGACGACCTCGGGGTTGGTTTCGGTTTTCTTTTTAAGCATAGGGAAAGTCAGTTGATGGCGCCGCGTCGGGCGGCGTCCAGGATGAGGAGGGCGTCGGCGTTCCATAGGGTCACGTCGACGGTGGGAAAGAGCTCAGCGGCCCGAGCCTTGAGTTTGTTCTTCCACGCGGTCGTGGTCAGGTCTCCCTTCGTGCCGCACGTGTGCGCCTTCTGCCAGATGGCGGGGCGGACGCGGTGCATCTTCCAGCCGAGCGTCACGGCGGCGCCGTAGAGGACGCCCGTGTTCCACATCAGTTTCCCGATGGCGGAGCCCGGGATGTTCTTGCCCGCGAAAAGGGGCGGCTCCTCAAGGTAGCAGTCGATTTCCTTCGCGGTGTTGGAGACCTCGACGAGGAAGGAAACAACCTCGAAGTCAGTCTCCGGCATCTTCTGCACCGTGACGAGCCCGTCCTGATCCAAGAGGGCGAGCCCGCCGTTCACGCCAGGGTCGATTGCTACGATGAGGGCCACGGACAAGACCCTTGCAGTCGTGCAAACTCCTTGCCAGAAATAAACTAGCGGCGGACTAGATTGCCTACGCGGACGGCGTACGAGGCCCGGGCGGGCGGAGCGTTCGACAGGCGGAACCCGATGCTCGCGGCGCCGGTGAAGCCGAGGTTCCAGCAGAGGGCCAGACACTCGGGGGAGGGGTTAGGTATGCCCCGGGCTGTCAAGCGGCCTCTGAGGGCCCGCAGATAGGCAAGGGCGACCATGTCCTGGGCGAGCGGGGAACGCCATTGCCAGCGGGGGAAGGTCGGTCGGCCTTCGCGGAGAAGCTGCGCGTTGCCGTCGGCCCACGCCTCGGGGTGCATTTGGTAGAGCCCGAGGGCCGCCCCGCCGTCGCCACGCTGGAGGCGCTCGCCGCCCTCGACCTGACCTATCGCGTGGAGGATGCGGGCGTCAGACTGGGCGTTGGCAGCGCACCCGAGCAGCAGGACGGCGACCAGGGGCGGGAGTCTCACGGGCGGCGGGGGACGAACGAGCCCTGCACCGTGACCTCGCCGATGCGGTAGGAGAAGGTCAGGCCGATGCAGTCACCGGCCCCGACGTAGGGCTTGACGCTGATCTCCTCGGCGCCGTCGGTGGTCATCAGGACGGTATAGTCGAGGATGAGGCGCTCGACGTGGGGCAAGGCGAACTTGGCCCGGGCATAGTCCCCGGTCACGATGCGCTCGTTTATGTGGTAGACCTCGGCCGCCAGCGAGTTGAAGGCGGGGAGGTGGCAGAAGCGTCCGACGTCGCTCACGACTGCTTGCCCTCCTTGGCTTCCTGCCACAAGCGACAGTAGCGGTCAGCCTCCTCACGAACCAGCAGGTTTTCGGATTGGAGATGCTCGACCTCGGCCTTTAGGCGGGCGATTTCCTTTTCCTTTTCGAGAAGCACATTGACGGCTCTCCCTACGGCATCGTTGCTACCTTCTGGCTGGATGCCTGTATTAAGCCGCTCGACCTCGGCCTTGAGGCGGGCGTTCTCTTTGTCGAACGCCTCCAGGCATTCGGCCTGACATTCGGACTTCTCCTTGAGGCGGCGGCATTCCGCTTGCGAGGCGTTGATGGTCTTATCCATCTCCTTGACCAGCGCCAGGGCCTTGACCATCTCGGCCCATTTCTCGGGCTCGACCGGGATGTACTTACCCACGGGCGCGCTTCTCCATGTCGAGGATGACGCGCTCATTGTGCAGGGCTACGGCGTGGGCCCGCTCGGCCTTGGCTACCCAATGGAGCCGGCTGGCCTCGGCGTTGCGCAGGGCGAGGTCGAGGCGGTCGTTCTGGGTCTTCAGCGCCGCGACGATGCTGGAGAGCGTCCGGGCCGTCGACCAGGGCGACAGCCACCAGAGGCGGGGCAGGGTGTTTCCTTTGATGGTGAACATATCCGGGTGATGTGAGGCGGGGTCGGGCATCAGCGGGTCGAGTAGGGGGCGCGGGGCTGGACGTTCGTCCACTTGATGCCGAGGAGCTCGAGCCAGTTGCGCAGGAGCGGGACGGAGATGCCGAGGGCCTCGGCGGCGTCCTTCTGGGACTTGCCCGCGGCGTTGAGGGCCACGAGGCGGGGGTGCTG